CAGGCATCCTGCCTGCGGGGTTTTGGTGCTTCTGAGGTTGTGAAACCTCTCACGTGCATATCACGACCTTGTGATATGGAGGAAATCATCATGTACAAAACCGAAATTCTCTTCAGAGACGGCATCATCTCGGTTGAAGCTGTCGTGAGACAACCTTCACCGAATGACCCTGTCACCTCCGAGATTGACGTTTTTGTGAACGATGAATACGCCGTGCCAGTGGCGCAAGTTCGAAATCTTGTTAGGTTCTTGCTTGACCGCAAGATCCTGTCAATTTTCGACCTCTTCCTCCCCGATGACTCTAGCCCTGTACCTAAAGTACTGGACTATGAGATCGTCATTCGTGAATAGGAAAGTGGCTACTTACCATGGCTACACCCATCACAGGGCCCATCGTAGAGTTTAACCAAGTTGGTTCTCTTGGCCTCTGCTCCAGTTACGGAGTAAAGACTAGATACCGACAACGTCATCCCTACGATATCGTTCTTCCCTATGAGCATCGGAGTGCCAGTGCGTCTCTTTCCCGCGAGGGTGTAGAGACTAGTGGTTTCGATGCGTACAATGCGTGTAACCCCTTGTGGGTTGACATATTGGACTTTAGGGAAGCGGACTCGAAGTGTTACGACAAGCTGAAAGATCGCTTGTACGATACTGCTTCATGGGGCCCGAACATTGCCGAGCGCCAACAAGCCTACAAGATGATTGGTGATACAGCTAGAACGCTGATCACCGCCGTCAAGCAGGTTAAGAAGTTCCAGTTTTCAGCTGCTGCCAAGACCCTTCGCATGAAGTTCGTCCCGCGAGGGGCGAGCCCACGCAAGATCTTTGCTAACAACTGGCTGGAGTTTCACTTCGGATGGGAGCCTCTAATCAAGGATATCTATTCGACTGTTGACCTTCTACAGCAACCCCTTAAAACGGTTACTGTGCGCGCAAGCAAGACTATCCCACAAGGAGAAGTTCTTCTCGCGGCGGATCAGGACTATAACGTCCCTCCAGATGGTTCCGGGGGAGCGTATTTTATACGCTTCCGCAGGCGCATGGCCTATGCGACTATCACGGCAAGCGGTTGTCAGGTTTCGGTAACGAATCCTAACCTCCACCTTGCTGACCAGATGGGTTTAGTCAACCCCCTGAGTGTCGCATGGGAAGTCGTACCTTTCAGCTTCGTAGTTGATTGGTTCGCCAATGTAGGTCAGGTCGTAGGTTCTATGACTGACTTCCTTGGACTCACCATAAAGAACGGGTGGACCACTCGTATGGCTAAAATGTACTCATACCAGCGTCGTTTAGTCCTTAATTCGTACTTTAAGCCCTCTCCCCCACCAGGGGAGTGGAGCTATTGGACGGTTCGGGACGATTCTGATATAACGCATTTCCATATGAAGAGGTCGTCGGGCTTGGTAAGCCCTGTTCTTTACGTCCGCCCTCTTTATTTGCCGGGATTGAAACGGGCAGCAACTATGCTGGCCGTCCTTTCTCAACAATTAAAGTAAGGCGTCCCCAACTCTCACTTTTCGAGGTACTCCTATGCCTGCTATGGCATCGATCGTCGTCCTTAAAGCGGACGGCGTCACCAATATCACCTACGACGCTATTGCTGCGTCTCCCGGTGATGCTGGAGCTGCGGAATGGCGCCAAGATACTGGTGCCGCTGCCGGTCTCCCCGTCGGTCTCCGTGCTCGTTTTTCGATGTGGTCGAAGTGGAATGGTCCTAGGACTGCGCGTCAGGTCAAGCTGGTTTTCAGTTTGCCTTACGCCGTCCAGAACTCTACCACGACGCTCTACTCGGCGACGGACACGTTCCGAGGGGAAACTTTCATGACCCTCCCTCAAGCCATCCCTGCTGCCACTCTTAACGAAGGCGTTGCCCAATTCCTCGGACTTGGGAACTCCACACTCATTAAGACGAGCACGCAGTCTGGCTACTCACCGACCTAACGACCGGTGAGTGGGCGGAACAGTCCTTTCAATCGTTTCCTTTTGGAGAACTGTCATGAAAAAGCGCGCGCATCTAGATTCTCTTGTGCGCATAGCCCTTTGCCTAATGGAAGGGCTCGGAACTCCTTTCTCTCTCGAACACGCCGAAAGGCTTCGGACAGGAGACTGGAGGGGAATCATCTCCGCAGAGGTGAGCCCACGTTCGTACCAAGACGCAACTTCTTACTATAAGGATGCGATCGCCGCTAACTTCCTTCGGAAGTTAGAGGAGGTCCCCATCTCTGTTGATCGCCGTGAGGCGGCCTATCAGAAGTGGTTATCCGGAGAAAGGAGTTGCTACAAGACCAACGAGCGTCTGTATCGTTATCTCTACCGCTACTCATCGGATGGTGAGTGGACAGAGGCCGACGAACGCATAGCCGAATTTCTCGGACGTGTGAAAAGGCAGATTAGCGAGTGGATTGGTCCTAGACCCCCCAGCATGCCTGCTGGTCGGTTTGGACCGGGTGCAACGTTCTCTGATAGGGGTAAGCTTACGCTTATACCTGATAAAATAACGGCGCGACCTTCACTCACCTCTGGCGCAATTGCGGTTTTACCGCAGTTCCGAGATACCCTTTGGGGTCGGATCTCAGCCGCCAGCAAGAGAGCTCTGATTCATGTCCGCGGGAACCGCTTTGCAACGGTTCCGAAGACGGCACTTACGGACCGCTCCATTGGGGCGGAACCGAGCGTGAATGTCTTCTATCAACTTGCTTATGGCACTGCTCTGCGGGATCTTCTTCGGAAGAATTCTCGCTTTGGAGTACGTAAGCATGGTTGGGACTTGAACTACGCGCAAGAAGTTCATGGGCGGGTCGCCCGTGAGTCTTCTCGCACGAGAGAGTTTGCTACTCTCGATCTCTCAAACGCAAGCGACACTGTAGCTTATATCTTGGTGAAGATATTGCTACCCCAGTACTGGTTTCATGTGTTGGACTGCCTTCGCAGCACCCACACACTTGTGGACAAGCACTGGGTCCGGCTAGAGAAGTTCTCTAGCATGGGTAACGGCTTTACGTTCGAACTCGAAACGATCATTTTTGCCGCTATCGCATGTACTGTCTCGAAGGAGGCGGGCCATGCTGGCATACTTGGTCATGACGTGTTCGTGTTCGGCGACGACATCATCGTCAAAGATGACGTCGTTCCGATGCTAAAGCCGTGTCTTGAGTTCTTGGGTTTCACTCTGAATGATCAAAAGTCGTTCTGGGGTGACATTCCTTTCAGGGAGTCGTGCGGCGAAGACTATTTCGATGGTCTTCCTGTTCGTCCACACTTTGTTAAGGAGATACCCAGTGAGCCTCAAGACTACATTGCTCTTGCTAATGGCCTTTACCAAGTCAATAAGGCGTTCCTCACTCAT